ACGATCATTCTCCGCCCGAGGGAATCGAGCAGGCCAAGGTTGTTGCTGGTCACGAGCGGGCCGGACTGGATCTCTTTCTTTTTGCGGTAGTAAATAATAATGCAGCCGGGCTTGCCTGCGCCGCCTGCGCCCGCAGAGCCGCCGGTCGCCCATGCTCCGCCCGTTTCTGTTTTCGGATTTTTGCCGGATGGCGAAAACGACATGCTGAGCGTACCGACTGCACCGGCACCACCGCCACCGTGACCGCCGTCTCCTCCGTCGCCATAGTTTTCGCCGTCATTTCCGTTGGCTCCGTTTGCGCCTTTGCCGCCGCCTGAACAGTTGCCGCTAAGCGTAACAACGCTTTGAGAGGGATCATTCGAATCGAACTCGCCGTATAGGTTGATATAGACTTCTCCTGCCGAAGTCGCGCCGTTTGCTCCTTGTGCAGCACCGCCGCCGCCCCATCCGTTTGCCGTTACAGTTCCCGATGTCCCGTACTTGGTTTGGCTTACCGTTTTGCTGTTGATCCCGTAGCCTCCGAGATAATCGCCGACTGCTTGACCGTTATTTCCGGGGGAACCTCCGTTTCCGCCCTTTATACCGTTCGCGCCTTTTCGACCGAAAAAAGTTTGCGTCACCAAATCATAATAGCCATCGACTGAGGTTTCACCGGACGCGCTTGACAATTCCCCAAATGTGCTGTTTCCGGCAGGCTGTGCCGCCGCATATTGGAATTTTTGCCCGGTTATTACATTTAGCGATGCGATTAAAATTTTCCCGCCGGAGCCACCCTCGCCTCCTTCGCCGCCTTGACCGGCGGACGAACCGGAATAGGAGCCGGATGACCCGCTTTTGGACTGCGAAGAAATGCCTGCCGAGCTGCCTGCGCTTCCGCTTGCGCCCGTTTCGCCGCCGCCAATAACTACAACACGAATTTCACCGTCTATTACTGATTCCCACTCGCCGGAGCCGGTAAGCAGTACGCGCTCGTCGTAGTATTCCGTGGTTTCCGGCTGCGGGGGCAGAAAGCCGACGAGCGCCGCCATTTCGCTTTTGAGTGTGCCGCTCATGGTCGTATCAAGGCTCACGATGCACGCAGAGACCATCTTTTTATCGTAGGGGTGATAGACGCTGACCACGTGTCCCGGCTTCTCCTGCCCGCTTACAATGCCGTTGGTGATGGTCTCTCGGCACTTATAATAGTCCGCCAGCCTTTTGGCGACAGCGGAGGAATTGACAAGGGAGACGAGCGTTGCGTCCAAAAAGGACTCCACATTTTCAGGCACGTCTTTTGTGACCGTCCTTGTCACAAGACGCGTGTTGTGGATGTATGTCTTGCCTTTGAGCGATCCGGAGCCGGCGGAGATTTTAGCGTAGTTTGCGCCACTCTCCAAAATGGTGAAGCCTGTCGCTGTGAGTGAGTGCATCGGTTCGGAGAAGGTGATGATATCGCCATTCTGCGCCGTACCGGAAAATAGCTCCTTTTCTTCCGCTCCCGCGACATACTGGTGCTCCGCCACCGTCACAGCGGAGACGGGCGGATCATAATTGGCCGTTCCGCCCGTATAGGGTCGCCCATCATCAATTATCGATGCCGTTCCGTTCCATAGTGGATCAACGCGCAAAACGCCATTCAAATCTGTCCCGAGATATGCGCCGATGGCAAAAAGAACTTGTGCGAGGTTGTCTCTTGCCGAGCGCGATTTCCCGTCCGCGTATGGAAGCCAACCGTAAAGCTTAATTTCGGCAAAAATGCTTTTGACTAAAACAGGGATGTTCCCGCATATGTCGGTGACGACCTCGGCGACGGTCTCGCCCGTGTAGATGCCGCCGCGGTGCTTCTTGTTTGTAAGCGCGCCCATCGGAGAGCGGCCTACAATCTGATATGTGCTTGGGCCGATGCGCGCAATGCTCCGCTTAACAAACCTTGTGAAGACTTTATCGTCTCGATAAATAATAACGGGCGTGTTATCCGGCAACGCAGAAAGCTGCGCGCCTACCGTAGTCGTGCATACCTCAGCGTTCATTGTGTCAAAGGACAGGATGCTTTCATCCAGTTCGACCTCTCGGTATGTTGAGCAGTAATCCAGCCGCATATCGTCCTTTGACGCGTCACGAACAAACTGATACGGGCCGATGAGAATATAGTCCATGAGCCCTCCTTACGGCGTGATCTGCGGGGCGATTGGGATAAAATGTATCTCGATCTCGCCCCAATAGTTCACGCCGTTCTCGACCTTTTCAATGTCGTGCGAAGCGCTCGTATAATACGCCCGATAGGAAATTGTTGTGTTCCCATCCGCCGCTTCAAGTAGCACGGAGTCATCCACCGAATGAGCCTTCAGGTAGCTCCAAAATGCGTCATAGCTCTGGTAATCATCGCCTCGGCGAAACACCGTGATCTTGTGCCCGATGTACGTTCCGAGCACATCGCGAATCATTCGCCCGGTGTCTTTAGAACGCCCGGCATTCTCTCCGTCCAGAACATTGAAGTTCTCGTTGTATTTGGATATTGCTACGTTGACATCAAACGATGTCCCATTGAGCTTAATGTAGTTCATGCTCACCGCCTTTAGGTCACTTGGATGCCGACGCGCCGCGTCTGATCCTTGTTGAGCTTGAAGATGATGCGGCCCAATTCCTGTTCGCCGATCTTAAGGATCGCCGTCTGGTTGCCGCCGCCATACTGCGCCATGCCGCGGGCCACCGCCGCCTCGATAGCAGCCGCGGGAGCCTCGATGTTGTTGCCCTGCTTTTGGTCGCCGAGGACCGCAAGAAATTCCCTGTTCGGGGGAATGACCGCGCCGGTCGCCAAACGGGGGATCGAAGCGGAATTGATGGCCGGCATACTGGTCTTGACTGAGCCGCCGGTAAATGCGCTTTTGATGGTGTCCATCGCGCCGGATGCCCAAGACTTGACGCTTTCAAATGCGGATTTCAAGCCATTCAGCAATCCGTCGATGATGTTTTTGCCCAAGTCCTGCCAATACTCGATCGTAAAGTATTTGGCGACGTTGGCGTTCCACCACTCCTTGATGCCGTCCCACGTCTCACTAAGTTTGTTCTTCAGGTAGTCCCAATTGACTACCGCTACCGACGCGAGGCCCGCCGCGCCCGCAACGATCATGCCCATTCCGAGCGGGATGCCCACGCCGGTAAACACCAGAAGAACACCTAAGACGAGCAGAGCGCCGCTGACCAGCGAAATGATCGCCGCGATTGGGCCGCCGAGGTATTCGGTGATAGCGTTCCAGTTGACCGCGACCGTAGCAACCAACCCGACCGCTCCGGCAGCGATCAGCCCAATGCCGATTGGAAGTGCAACGCCGGTCAGGGTCAGGATGATGCCGAGTACGAGCAGTGCGCTGCTGACGAGCGCCGTGATTGCGCCGATGGGGCCTTGCAAGGCGGTCTGAATCGTGTCCCAATTTGCCGCTACCGCCGTCGCCAGCCCAATTGCGCCCGCAATCATAAGGCCGAGGCCGAGCGGAACATTTGCGCCGCTGAAAGCCAGCACAGCGCCGAGAACGAGCAAGGACGCTGAGAGCATCGCCGTGACAGCTCCGATAGGGCCTTGAAGCAATGCCTTGATGGTGTCCCAATTCGCCGCAATGACCGCCGCCATTCCCATCGCGCCCACGACCATTAAGCCGAGGCCGAGCGGGATGTTCGCACCGGAGAACAACAGGATAGCGCCGATCTCAAGGAGCGCGAAGCTGATGATCGCAGTAACGATGCCGAGGGGGCCTTGTAAAAGTGCTTTGATCGTGTCCCAATTTGCCGCTACCGCCGTCGCCAAGCCTATCGCTCCGGCAACCATGAGCGCCAAGCCAAGGGGAATGTTGGCCCCGGAGAACAGGATAATCGCGCCAATCGCCAGCAGGGCCGCGGACAAGATGCCCGTAACAGCTCCGATCGGCCCTTCCAAAGCATTTTGGATCGCGCTCCAATCTGTGCTGACCGCACCCCAAATGGCAAGCGCACCCATCGCCATCAGCCCAATGCCGAGAGGGACATTCACGCCGGAAAACGCCAGCGCCGCACCGATCGCCAGCAGGGCCGCCCCGGTAAACAGCTCCATGATGGCACTAAGCTGGTCGTTGATTCCGGTTGAGAAGTCCGGGGCTTTATTCTCTTCCTGACTTCCCGACAATTTGTTGATTTCATCGAACGACGCAAGGGATTTGCTTGCCTTTTTTGCAGACTTCCCGGTCTTGTCCAGCGCGTCCGATTCTTCGTAAAGGTTTTCGGCTGCCTTTGCAGATTCCTCGGCAGTCGTTCCAAAGATCATGGAGACCAGCTCAGAGATGGCGTTGACCACGCGCGTGATGACGTCGACGAGCACGGTGAACGCCGGAACGACCACGTTGACGATTGGCTGCGCCAGCGTTCGCAGCGCTCCTTTCAGTTTGGCGACCGCCGCCATCGCCTTATCGTTGGTCTGGATCGCGCTCCACATATAGCTCTTTAACGTTCTGAGAGCTTTGGTAATAAGCGAAAAAACAAGCACTCTTTTGGCGAGCGTTTTAACGTGGCTCACAAATTTGTCCATTTGTTTACTGGCTGCCTGTGCCGCCGGAGAAATACCTTTGGCGTTTTCTCTTGCTGCCATAATTTGTTTAGACAAATCTCCGGCTCTATTCGTCATGCGCTCAAGGCTTCGCGTGTCTCGTGCAATCGAGGTATCCATGCGCTCTACTTTGTTCTGCACGGAATCCCACTCTTTCTGAAGAGCTTTTACTGTTTGCTCTTGCTCCTTTATTGTGCCAGCTGTGTAAAACTCGTCGCCGTTCCGCATTTGGTCAAGCTGGGCTTTGGCTGCATCGAGGTTTGCTGCGATCTGCTTAGACTGCTCAACCAAGGGCATTTGCTCCTGCTTTTTGTCGCTGATTTTTTCATTGAGCGCATCAATCTTTTTTTCAAGCGCAGTCAATTCCTTTTGCGCGTTTTTCGCGTCTAATTCCGTATTGATAACAACGGAACCATCTGCATTCGCCACAAAATCACCACACTTTCTACTTGCGTTTTATTTTTTATGTGCTATCCTGATAAAAGGAGGGATTAAAATGATTGCTATTTTAGGTTTGTTAAGTATCGCAGGATTTGTTGTCTCATTGCTCACTTTGGTTATTTTTGCAATCAGGAAAAAGAGGAAGAAGATCGCTTTAATATCCCTTGCTACATTCTTTGTTCTTTTTGTTGTATGCGTATCTCTTCCAACATCGGATGGCTCAGAAGCGTCAAATGCAAATAGCGTTTCGTCCACAGCGCCAAATCCTCTTAGTGACGAAACCCGGGATTTAAAAGAGGAAACGGATGCAATTACATTTAGTGGAGAAAATTACACCGCCGAATATTTAAAATGCTGGGAAGCAAGCGGATTGACTGGCTGTTTTTATATTGATGTAAAAATCAACAACATCGGAGATAAGGAATGCATCTATTTGCTCGATGATGTTTATGCGGATGACACGCATTGTCAAAGCGGTTCGGGCTTGCCGATTACGGCACTTCCTTCCAAAAATGTGAGAGCGTCATTTGTTGTTTTTTGTGAAACCCCATTAAGCGAAATATCAAATGTCGAGTTTAAGCTGAATGTTTTAGACTCTGAAAACGACAACACACTTGAAACAAGCAACGCGGTTTCCGTTATGCCAAACGCTTGAATTTTGCCGCCCTCTTCGGAGGGCGGTTTTTTATATCCACTTGCTGATAACGTCCTCATCCTGCGCCGTGTACTGCCGCTTAAAGTCGACCATCTGTTTATTCTGCTTGTAGAATTCCTGCTCGCCCTTGTCAAGCTTCTTCCCTTTTGCCCTTTTGCTGCGAATAGCAACGACCTGCGCAAAGGTGCAGTCCCCGATCTCCTGATACGCCGCGATCCACGTCCACCAGTGCAGATAGTCCACAGACCGCACTTCTTTGCCGAGCACTCGATTGATTGGAGCCACGAGCAGCGGGAAATCCTGTTGCCAGTCCATTAGCTTCGGCCCGCGCTTTTCGTCTCGCGGGCCATCGCCGCAATTGATGAACAGAGCGCATTGCTTTATCGCTTCTTCGTAATCGTCCGGCGGCATCGTCTCAAAGTACGGGTAGAAAATGTCGAGCATCGTTTCGGCCTTTTCCTGCTCGCTCAACTCCGCGTCGGAGAGCGCCTCAATGATGGTCAGGATGTCCCGAAAATCCGTTCGGATCGGGTATTCCGTGCCGTTTACCTCCGCGGTAATCGGAAGGTCGTATCTCACTTGTGATACTTCTTCGTGTACTTGCTGATGCGCGGATTGGTCGCCTTCTGCTCACGGGAGAATGCGGTATCCACCTCATCCATAATGGCGAGCATCAGGTTGGCCCAAACAGGCAGGCCGTCCGCCAGCGCGTACACATTCATGCATCCAAACAGAGCCGAGCAGATGTCGAAGCCAAAGACATCGCCGATGATGTCGCGCATCTCCTCGTCCATTTTGCGGGCCGTCTCGAACACCTCGCGCTTGTTTGCGGTCTTTTCGACCTCCGCCTTGTACGCTTCCTGCTTTTTGTCGAGCGTATCAAAGGCGTTGAACAGCTTTTCCACGAAGGTGCTGTCTGTCGCGTTAAAGGCCAGCTCACAGGTCTTGCCATCCGTCGTTTCAAGCGTCTTTCGGACTACACCGGAATTGATGGAAATAATTTCGCTCATAATATCCTCCAAATTGGGGCGGGTCTATGCCCGCCCCTTTGTCTTTAGGTATCTGCCGTAAAGGTCACGCCGCTGGCGCTCTTGGTAATTGTGCCAAGCATCCGGTTGCCGCCGTAAGTGATCTCGCTCGCGATGTTGAGCGTGCCGCCGCCGTCGCCGCCGATGGACGTGACCGCAATTGCGCAGGAATCATAGCGCTCGGCAAACTTCGCGTCGCCGCTCGTGGCGTAGAAGTGGCCAATCATCATGTCCTGATTGGCAAGCGCCTGCGCGTCGTGGTCCTTGACCGCAAGGTTCCACATCTTGACCGCCGCCGCGTCGCCCGCATCCAATGGAATCGGGTCAAACGTCTGCGTGATAACGGGCTTTTTCATGGTGGTAAAGGTGTTACCGAGAATGTCCTGCTTGCTTTCCTGCCCCCAGTCCATTTCCTCAGTGGAATCTTCCACGCGCTTACCGATGGCACTCCAAACGGGAGCCGATGACGTGCCGGTATTCAGATACGCAATCAAAAGCTCGCGGTCAATGGTCTGGCCTTCGGTGGTCGCAAAAACTAAATCTGCCATTATACATTCACCTCGTATGTTAGTTTAAGAGGAACCATATAGTCCTCGTATTTGTCGCTGGTTGCGCCGAGATACGATGCAAAAGCCACCGTCTCTACGCGCAGGGCGCGTCTCCCCTCTCCAATGTTTGGGCGCTGTGTGTTGGCCCAATCCGCAAATTTGTTCAAAGCCTCGACTGCCTTTAAGCGCGTGTCATCGCTTGTTCCCGGAGGCGCGATCTGGTAATGGATTTCAAACGAATACTCCGCCTGATACCCGCCGCAGACATACTTCTTGGTGATAACAGCGCCCTGCACGGACGAAAGCGCCATGCCTACCGTTTTCGCCGCGAAATACTCGTACTTGATCAGCTCCACGTTATCAGGGATATTGGGGCATTTGTTTGCCCAAATCAATACAAGGCGGTCGAGATCGGATTTTTCAACGCTTGACGCAAGCGTTACGGTCTTTTCTTTAGAGATCATTCTTTACCTCCTTTTCTGCTACACGTAGCCACTTTGGGAGGTTTTGAGCTTTCGACGCTTCAAACCAGTGCGAAGATGTATTTGGATGCCAAAACTTTAGGTCTTTCTCAGGCACCGCCGGAACTTTTGTTACGCCTTTTCTCGCATAGGAACTTCCCGTCAGCGGATCAACGTACAGTTTGCCGTAATAGAGATACCGAGCGTATGGGCCGGGGTAGATGATCTCGTTTCCGGATACCAGCGTCCGCGTCCTCAACGATCCCGTGCGCATCGGGACAAATGGCGCGGTATCTTTTGCCACCTGTACCGCAAGCGTGTGTTCTGCGCGACTGCAAGCGCTTGCAACGGATTCTTTGACTGCATCCATGCCAGAGACGTCGATGGTAAATTTCAGCGCCATCTCATACGCCTCCGCATTCCCAATGCTGCATATCTTCGCTGCCAAAGTCCATTGCGTCTACCTTTGTCAGATTCCAACAGTTATCCTGTGAAAGCGCCACATCTTCCTTGTCGGTGACAAACTCGCCCTTGATGAAAAACGTAACCCCACCGTTGCCGCTGACCGAAAGCGTCCACAGTCCGGCCTTATCTGTGGAACGGTAAAACTCCTGCGGCCCGACGTACTTCTTGGGCTTACCCGTCGCCCCGTCTATTGCTTCTACGGAAAACGGGATATATAGGTTGACCGCATCCGCGCCCTCTAACCCGGTCTTGCGCACATTTGCGCCCTTTGACGCTTCACACAGCACGCCGCGTAAAATCGTGACATAGAGCTTAGTAACGTCCTTAAACGTTGCCGGATCAGTTTCCTTGACGGAGTTGTAGATCGTTACAGTGTGGGGAGCGTACATTTGCAGCCACCTCCTCGATACAAAAGTCCGGTATGTGCCAGATACTCATTGCACAGATTCGCAAGCATTTGTTTACTGGTGCTTACCGCATCCAGCACAGACTTTGCCGCTTCGCCACCGGTCGTGAGCGTGCGGGAATAGCTGCCTACCGATTCGCTCTTGGTTTCTGGGTCGCCTGCATTGGCAAGGCTTTTTGTCGCCGCCTTCTGCGCCGCGTCCAACAAAGCGTACTGGTCAATCAACGCACAGCAGCACATCTTCACCGCGTCCAAATCGGCGTGGTTTTCAGCTTTCCCCATCGTGTAGTAGTCGAGGAAGGAGCTGGCCCGAACAGCCAGACGCGGAAAATCTTCCTCGCTCACAGAACCCACATAGATTCCAGCGTAGTATGCATAATCAGCGTATGTCATACGGGTCAGCTCCTTTCATATCAGGCCGTTGCCTTCGGCCTAAGAACAATGCCGTTCAGCGCGGCAGCTTTCAGCGTATTCTTAAGCACAACACCGGCCACGAGTTCGACTTCGCCAGTCTTGACCGCGCCGGGCGCGTTCATATCGGGCATATAGCTGGAAATGACGCTATTGCCGGTCGGAGAAATGCCGTGGAAGCCGTCAAGCCCGATGCTTACTGCGTAAATGCTGGAAGTACCGGCAGCGGACGTGCTCGGCGTAGAGGTGCCGATAACGTCAACCGACGCAGAACCGTTGTAATACTTGCCCATATCCATAAGCGGAATGCCGGCAAAGGTTTCCACAGTCTGTCCGAAGTCGTTCTTTGCGCGCTCGTAATAGCCAGCACGGCGAGCGGCGGCACGAACCTTAAGCAGCATATCGCCGTTCATCATCAGCATAGAGACATTGCCATCCACAGCGTGAACAAGCTGGTCAAGCTGATCGACAAAAGCGTTGCTGTTGCTGTCCAGCTTAGAAGCGTCGGACAGGTCGATATCGGTGGTAAACTCGTTGGAGCTGCCGTCAAGCAGCTTGCGCAGGCCGTCAAAGGTGTTGACAACATAGCCGGAACCGGAAGATGCCGCAACACCGTTGATGACGGCATTGTGGAAGGTATTCCGAGTTGCCTTGATCTTTTCCGCCGCCTGGAACGCAAGCTCATCCACCGCGCCAGAAGTGTTCTGAAGAACACGGTCGACCGCGAAGGAGCCGCCCATGATGATGGCCTTTGCGGTCTTCTCAACGCGCTTGGCCTCGTTAGCGGTGTACTCGCTGTTAATAGCGCGGACCGCAGCGGTGGAGGGGGTCTTGAGCTGAATGTACCCATAGGTCAGGGTGGAACCGCCGGTGCCCGGAGAGATGGCGTTATCAAACACCAGTCTGTCCAGCAGCAGAGAACTGCGGCGAAATTCGTCGACGATCATCTGGTCGACCTTGTCGGCCATGCCGACTTTAGCTTCAGCAAGAGTAATAGCCATGTGTAAAAATCTCCTTTATTTGTCGTATTTTTCGTGGAGCGCACTGGCTAAGGTTGTGGGCTTGTCTTCGTGCTGTCCACCTTCAAGAGAACCTTGCGTGTCAACACGCGCCCCCGATTTAACAAATGCGCTCGGGTCTTCGGACTTTGCTTTCTCAAGATACTTATCGAACCCATCCAAAGCGCCGTCCTTCATTTCGAGCTTGCTGTCTCCGATACCCGCGCGGAAAGCCTTTTCCGCAGACTTGGAGGAAAACTTCACGCCGCTGTCGGCAATCGCCTTGTCAATGGCGGTCTGATAATCCCGCTGTGCAAGCTGTGCTTTGTACGCTTCGGTTTCCTTGTCGTACTTGCCCTGCAGCTCATCCAGCTTTTCCTGGATTTTGGCAGCGTCACCGCTGGTCTTTTTCAGCTCCGCGATGTCCTTATTTCGGTCTGCGACCTGCTGTTCCAATGCGTCCTTGTCCGCCTTCGCGTCCTCTGCGGCTTTCTTGTGCTTCTCGATGTCCTTGCCGTTCATGGCAAAAACCTTTTCCGCCTGCTCTTCCGTCAGGCCGATGTTCAACAGCTCTTCTTTCTTCATGTTCAACTCCTTACGGGATAGGCTTTTTAGGTCGTTGCCGTGACCGCCCCGCCTGCACTTTTAGGCTTGCAGATAGCCAATTTTGTATAAAATCCGCACACGCGGTTTTTACTGAAAAAACAAAGTCAACTAACACGCACGATTTTTGTTGTCGATCAATACAGCACCTTCATTCTCTCCCGCTGCTCCGGCAGCCCTGCCGCCGCGCTGAACGCCTTGTACTTTGCATTCAGGCGGCGCAGCTTGATATTTACGGCCTGTTCCTCGTCTGTCAGCCCTGCGGCGTTGTACGCTGTTTTCTCACGCTTGAGCTTGCGTATGGTGCGCTCCACCTTGCGCTGCTCCTGCGTGGCCTCGTATGCCGTATAGGTCTTGCCCTCAAACGTACAGCCCAAACCATCGTCGATATGGGCAAGCTGTTCGTTAGTGTATGTGCGCTCACTTACGCCCTCAACCCAAACGTTGCGGCGGTGCCGGCAGTTGGCTCCTTCCAGCCCATCGACAGCGCCAAGGCCGCACACTTCGTATATGTTCGGGTAAATGTCCCCAGCGCGAATGCTGTACACTTTGCCTTGCCAGTCCTTATGGCTTGACCACGGTGACCGCCCCGGCACATCACGCGCCCCGGCGTGGGCAGACACTTCATAATACGGCGTTTCCAGGTATTCCGCCGCTTGCTCCGTGTACTTACTGCACAACTGCGATACGCCTGTCATTACGGCGCGGCGTGCAGCTACATCTACATAGTCACGGTGTCCGCTCTTATAGTCCACTACCCGCAGGCCACCGCTTGCAAGCTGCCTAACTGCGTCTTTGATGGCTTGCCCATAAGAGATAGCCCCGCTTTCTACTTTCAACGTAGCGGCATCTAAGGCCCACTGGTAAGCCTTTGCGGGAGGCAGCATCGTCCGCCCTGCGTCTACCAAGAACCCCATCGAAGCGGTGATGTTTCGGAACACGTCCCGCGTTTGCCGTTTAATGGCGTCAATGGTGGTTGCATCCACCAGCACGTCAGGCTGTGTTACACGGGCAAGGTCTATGACTTCGGTGTAATACTTTTGATTGCGCTCCACCACATCGTCTATCAGCTCGTTTAGCTTTTTCTCGCTGATGCCGGTAGTCTGGCGTATAGCCTTCTCAATCTCTTTCAGATCGATGCCGTGTGACCGCAGCGCCTTTATGTCCTGCACCGTAACCTCGTTCAGCTCGTCCCGCAGCCTCAGCCGGGAACATATCTCCATCAACAGGGTGTCCTCAAGGCCTCGGTACAACTCTGCCAGCTCTTCCGGCATGGCATCCAAAACAGGAGGGGAGAATGGGTATTTCGGCACTGCCCGTCACCTCACTCCACTTCTTTCTGCTGTTCCGTGGTCATGTCCTGCATCTTCGGCAGTGCCGCCTTTGCGGTCTCCTCGTCCTCGTTCATCCACTTCATGCGGAACTCCCAGTCATTCATAATGCCCGCACTGAGGAGCTGCATATCACGAGAAAAGTCGGTTTGCTTGTCCTCAATGATGCTGTCATCAAAGTCGATGGAGATCTCCACATCTTCATCCAGCCCAGCATTCATGGCCGTGTTGCCCATCCGAAGCAAAATGCGGCACAGCTCCACTAATGCCTGTTCCAGCACAATCTCCATCTTTTTGATGGTGCGGAACATGGTAGAGTTTTCGCTGATGACCTGTGTAGCAGTTGCTACGTTGCCACCGTCAAAGCGGTAATAGGTTTCACCGAAGCCGCACTTGCTGGACAAAATGTTTAGCTGATCCTGAATGCCGGTGTTGTGCTCCGCCGTCCGCAATGTCATATCAATCGGCGTAATAACCGCACCGTCGTTTACGTCCTCCGGAAGAACGTAAAACGCGACGTCGCTTGAATCAAATACCGGCTCTCCGTCAAGGTACTTCGCCGCAGCTGGTTTTACCATAATGCGCTTTTTCCCGAGCTTGAACTCATTGACGTAGCTATCATAAGCAATATCCACGCCCTGCATTACGTCGATAGCATTTGCATACACCGAAATGCCGGTTGGAAGCAAATAGTTGAAGTTATTCGCAATGTTGGGTCGGTCAATGACAAATTGACGCTTATTGCTTCCGGTATGTACAACAGGGGGGATGCGCTCAAAGCCCTTAACATTGGTCAGCGCTTCGTCTGCAAGTTGCTCATTATCATACCGATAAATTCGGTTCTCAATGACGTATTCGCCGCCGTCCTCTTTGCGATGGATTTGCAGATAGAGGTAATCGCGCCCACCCCTTGTAACTACAGAGGAAAACGCGCACTCGCTGATATATCCGTTCTGCCATGCCAGCGGATAGATATTTTCGATGGTCACATAGTCCAGCACAATGCCGGAGGCGTTGCCGGGTACGATCTCGCCGCTCTCGTTGACCTCCTGCCCCACCACGCGGGGAATATATGCCACCGTACCAAGCGCGGATTTCATTTCCTGCATCTCATTTGCCTTAACGAGAAAATTGTTCTCCGTCAAGATGCGGTCAATGAATTCCTGTTCCTTATTCCCTTCAAGCGTTATCTGCACTTTCTCGTTCATGAGCAGATTCGCCCAATCCTCGCACAGCTTCTTTCCCATTCCGAGGGAATATCGCTTGCAGTTGACCATGCTTTCACCGTTACGAACGCGGTAATTGTGGAAGCCCTTTACATTCCCCTGATACCAGCTTTTCCACTCCGCAACCTTGCTGTAAAACGATTCGTGGATCGTGGTATAGCCAAGCTCGTTAAGTTTTAAGATAACTGCATTGCTCATGCGATAACTCCCATCTGGCGAGAAATGCGCTCTAAAGCGTATCTTGTGGCATCGATCAAATGGTTATTTGCATCAGGATACCCGCTGATGATGTCGCCGTCTTTATTCCGTTCGTATTCGTAATTCACGAACTCGTTATATGCGTTTGGCGTGCGTTTCCGGTCTATGACGATCTTGCGCCTCTGTAGCCACTTCATTCCGTAGTCAACAGAGCCTGGTCCTTTGACCGCCGCTTTTGCTGGAAGCCCCATAGCGCGATAGTCTGCCACACTTTTAGGCTCTGCGCTGTCGCAGGTAATATATGCGTCTTTATATCCGCGCTGGATGATGATGTTCCCGCTTGCCTCGTTTGTGAGCTTGTTTTGATATATCTCATCCAGCAGGTAAATGGTCTCTCTCGCACGGTCGTAATGCAGCCGGATAAAGGCGAACGGATCAGGGAACCACCCATAGTCAACACCCTGATAGATTTGGTCGAAGTGCGACATTTCCTCGTCGGTGATTTCTCGCAGTTCTAAATTCTCAAACACATTGCCGCCCGTGCCGACCGGAATGCCGAGATACTCGTGCTGATATGCACGCTCGTCCGTCTCTTTGAGGTGTTCCGCTTCTGCAAGAAACTGTTCTCCCAGCCACTCAGGCGGTGCTTGCAGATACGTTGACTTATGGCACAGGCGGTCGGCGCGTTCTTCTAAGCTGTCTTTGTTCGCCCAGTTGTCACGCGAAATCGGTGGGTTATAGCTTTCAAAATTCCAGAACACCGAGCCGCCGCGCATAGTCGACTGCAAAATGGTTCGGATTTCCGCGCGTCCGGCAAACTGGTCTTTCTCTTCGAAGTGCGTCACGGCAATGTAGCCAAACGGAACTTTGATAGACTTAATCTTCATCGGGTCATCGGCGCCGCGAAACATGATCTTCTGCCCGGTAGGCTTGTAGATCAGCTCCATCGGGGATACTTTCGCTTCCCAATACGCCGCCATACCCAACTCGCCGATTGCCCAGATATACTGCGCGTACACGCTGTCACGGATTGTATTTGCTACCTTGCGAAGCACGAGCGCGTGCGTTCCCGGATTGCCAACCAACAGAAGCGGAACGATAATTGATACCGTGGACGATTTCAGCGAGCCGCGCCCACCGCTAAAATCGTAGTGCGTATGCCCATGATGGAACACATCGTGAGCCACGTCGTAAAAAGCCGAGCCGATTTTTTCTGACAAGAGAATATCAGACATCAACAACCACCTTGACGGAATCCGTGCTTATTTTTGTCTCGTTCACTTCACGCCACCCAAAATTGCAGCCAAGCGAGAATTTCGCGCCGTTCGCACCGTCTTTGTCGTAGAGCCGAGATTCGGCGTATTCCTCGCAGCGGGACTTCGCGCGCGTAACCGTGTCCGCGAACTCCGGCCTCCCCTGATAATCAATCAGCGCCTGCCGGCCGGTAAACCCCAGCGACAGCGCCAGCCCTGTTACCGTCGGCGGCTTTTCATCTAAAATAATCGGTCTTCCGTATTTATCTGTGGCAACATCGCCGCCAATCATAAGCGGTGTTCCTTTGCAGCTTTCAAAGTAAGCGTCAATAGCTTCCTGCATTGCCTTTACGCTTTTCCATTTTCTTGGCGCTCCGCCAGCCATACGCTCACTCCCTTTCGTTTTGCTACCAGCCCCCGCCCCTTGGCCTTACATAGCAGACTTTACCCGCCCCAAAGGGCATACACTTGATGCTCAGAATAGATCTTCCAACTGAACCGCTTGGAGCGGCGAGACGGTATTGAGCCGCCACACGTCCGCAATGTTGCCTATAGCCATTGCTTTCGCTTCTGCTTCTGCACGCCGCATATGTCCCCGCTGGGCCACATCGTCGATAGGTGCGCGGGGTCCTGTCTTGTGTGCGACCTTGGCGCCGAGGTCCATGTCTTGAATGCCGCGAGGGCGGTATGACCGCCCAGTCCTCGGATGGTGAGGTGCATACGAGCCACGGCATATTGCCCTCAACCGCCCGCCCCGAAGGGCGGGCTATCAAGGGAGGAGGAAATGAAAAGACAGGGGTGCAGAAGCCCCGTTACACCCTCTGCACCCCTTATGCTAATATACTTTTTCCAAATGTTGCCCTTTTTAGTACAACTATTCGCCAAATCGCTCAATGTTGACATACGGCGCATACTCTTCCTTGATTGCGCACTCCTTGAGCTGGCAGCTTTCGCAGTGGCAAGAAAATGGGCATCTCCTTTTTTCTGCTCTTGCAATACATCTTGAAACGGTCGACTTATTAACGCCAAACTTCTCTGCTATCTGGCTCATGCGCCAACCGCATTCAAAGTATAATCGGAGATATTCAACCGTCTGCTCTCTCACACCAGCACCTCCTCCGGTCGGAAACTCTCTTTGATCTCCTTTCCGTTTACCATGATCGCCACGGTCACATAGCGCCTCTGCGGATGGATGTACGTCACCACGCCGGCGCGGAGCGGGTACAGCTTTTCGCCGCGCGCCTTGCCCGGAAACTCCTCCGGCACCGTCATAAACTGCGCCCGCACCTTGTCGCCTACTTTCATCCCGCACCTCCGAACGCTTCCTCAAAGGTCAGGCCGCTCTCTCTGAGAATGCCTTTGATCACGTCGATGGTGTGCTGATTGTTGCCCGACAGCCACCACCAGATGTTGCTTTTGGAAATGCCTACCGCATCGGCAAGCTGGCGGCGCGTGTACTGCCGCTCGCAGAAAACCTTTTTCAGCGCCGGATAGACGCAATAGGGAAATTCGATCATTTTCTCCCCACCCTCCGTTTGTATCGGTCTTTTGACCTCTGAATGTAGTTGATCATCGCGTTTTCTTCGGCTATGCTGGCCGTTTCGTTGCTTTTTGCCTCTTTCTTTTCTTGTAGCCACGCAGCGTATCGCTCCCAGGTCGAATGACAGCCGACGTGCCGCTCCTGACAGTTAAAGCAGCTCATGTCATCCCACCTCGTACTGCGGACAGGCCGTAACAATGTAGCTTGTTTCGTAATGCCTGCGAGCGCCGCCGCAAGAATTCATCAAAACCTTTGTTCTGATCGCGCGCCACCCCTCGACCGGCTGCCACTTCAGTTTCCGCGCTTCCTTGTCGCATTCCGACCAAGGGCATTTTCCGCAGGCGTTCTTACAGGTCCAGCAGAGTGTTTCGCTTTGATTTGCCATTTATACTTCCTCCACCCAGATGCCGAATCGCTCCAGCATCAGCTTTTTCTTGATGATATAGTCCTTTGTCTTAAAGCCCTTTGCGTCCTCTACAATCGTTTTCCCGTCACGGGTATATACGAAGTCGGCTATGTATGTAACTGCCCTCACAGCGGCTCCTGTGGGCGTTCTTTGCGCCCCCACAAGCTTGTATGTCTGCTGTAGCTTCAAATCGTGTATTTCCCCCGCTTTCAGCAACAGCCGCAGCTCATCATAGCGGTCTGCCTCGTGCTTACTGTCAAACGTAATGCCATGCCGCACGGTTTTGCGGTTGTGGTACTTGCCCGTTTTCTGAGCAAGTACCTTTTCAACCACCTGTTTTTGTGCCGCAGGCCCAAGACGCGCAAGGTCAGATGCCGTCAGGCTCATTTCTCCCTCCCGTCCGATACGAGGACCACGCGCACCTTGCCGAACTGCTCAAGCGCCATTGCCACGGCCTCCTTGGTCGCCAGCTTGTCGCCGTGTTCTTCGATGTCGATTATGATGCGGATCATGCGCCGTCCTTCCTCTCGCCGTAGGAGCAGAAACCGTCCGGCGGCATCCTGTACTCTTCGTCGTACCGAGCCCGTCTATAACACCACCCAGCCTTAATGTTCTTTCCATCTATGCGTAGCGACGTCTTTCCGTAGTCCTTGAAGTGCTTACAGTCCTTGCATCGCGTCACGATCACGGCATCCACGGTGGGAGCAGCGGCCACGATGGGCAAAGCAATTTCGTCCCTATCTGCGTTGTCGTACCACGGCTCGTCTTCAAGCTTTTCCCATAAGGTGTCACCATCAATCAGCCGCATCGCTGTCACCTCCGTCCATCTTCGCGCCGCAGTTGGGGCAGTAATCCGACAACAATTCAAACCCATTTACAAGCACTTGCGCCGCATCGTGGCAAACAGAGCACTCGTGCCTGTCTGGTGAGGGAACAAAGTTTCCTGCTTCTTCCCACGAAATCCACCGCCCATGCACCACGGGCGCAACGTCGGCGGCGGGGATTTCCGAGAAAATGTCCACAAGGTCTGCCATTGGTACTTTAAAGATTCCCGCGACTTTTTCTGCCGCTTCTACGGCACGAATGTATTCAGCCATTGTCAGCCCTCCTGTTCCATGCTTCGACCACCATTTCTACGGCGTTGCTTTCGTACTCCATGTTGTCCGTCAGAATCCTTGTACCTGCATAGCATTTAGAGCAAATTACTCTTACGCCGTTACCTACAAATAGCCGCGCTTTACCTCCGCAAAACGGGCACGGTTTCAGTTCAGTCATCTTTCATCGCCTCCACATAGCACCAGCTCTGGGGCGGGCGCTTAATGTCACCGCCCCATTTTTTGCAGTCTGTGCATTCCCGTGCGATTCTTTCCATGCAGAATACACATGGGTCAGTTGCACGCTGGAACTCGCTTAGTTCCCGCGGCTGGTCATAGATCAGCAGGTCGGAGATGTGCCAGCCGTAGCCCTGGCAATGGCCAAGATAGCCGTGCAACTCATCGTCTGTCATAGCCACACACAGGCCACACTTTTCTTCGGCCGCTTGCTTGTAAACGGATAGTCCCCCGGCCTTAAAAAGAAAATCCGTACTATCCTTGTCAATCTTGTAAATCCGGTCACAAATAAACTCCCCAATGACCTTGCCATTACACCGACCAACGGTATTTGTGCGATAGTTGAGCTTGTTCAGTTCCACGCAGGACACAGAAATGTAAGGGTGATCCATAGTGCAATAGATATAGCACTTGAACGGTGTTTGCAACTTCGGGCGCGTTTTTCGTACCTCGATGGTTTTTTCGCCGTTGGCGATCTTCTCCACCCACTTCGGGCGGATGCTAATAAGTACGGCTTTACTCATTCTGTTTCCCCTCCATCGGATTGTCGTATACATTGCCAACTACAAGCGGACCTCTGCGTGGATCGCACATCCAATATCCGCTCGACGGGTTATATTTCACTAATTCCGGCTTGTTTGAGAGCCGCCGCGGATTTGTCGAAATCACGAAGTCACCCTCGAAAATCTTCTTACCATTCGTGTCCTTTAGCCCGGTGTATTGTCCGACAGTCACAGGGTCTACATCCGCTCTCAAATGCTGGTTCGGAAGTCCCCAGTCGGTCATCCGGTCAAAAACGATGTAATGTTTGGTGTTGTCCGGGTGTGCGGCATAGTCCCCTTGGAAGCAATAGGTCGTATCCGAAAGAGCCATGTAGTAACCCTCGTACCATGTTCCGCTCTCGGGGTCTTTTCCCCGAAATAATATCTCACGCATTCCGCTTGCCCTCCAATGCTTTCTCCGCCTCCTCGCTTACCGCAGTAATTCTCCCATGTTTCACCAGATCACAGAACACATTGTAACCCATGTGAAACACAATTCCGCAACTGCTGCAATAGCGAATTGCAAGCTCTACATCCTTCATAAGTCGCGGACTGTCGATGTTTTCCTTGCATAGCAAAGTGCGCCCACTGGTAAATGGCAGCACCACCAGCCGACCGTCCTTGTCGGCCTCGGCCAACTCGCGCAGGCGAGCATCGTCGTCCGTCTGGTGGAGCAGCTTGTCAAGCCGCTCAATGATATTGTCGGCGTGCTTGTTGATGGCGTATTCTGTTTCCGGCGATATTTCCCGCACACTCGCCAAATCGTTAATTTCCTCCGGTTCAAGCCCCGTGTCCAAATATTCCCGCAGCAGCGGGCAGTGCGCCGCCGGGACCGCCGTGCAGAACCCGCCGACCGCAGTACAGTTCCCGTTGTCCTCATGCCTAAAGTGGCAACGCAGGCAATTAACATTTCCCATCTGCTTATTTCCTCCACCGGCATCCGTTGCAGGCCCCCTCATGGGCCAGCGTGTAGTTTCCGCATTTCAGGCACAGTTCGTTCCGCAGGGCGTCAATTTCTTTCGCCTGCTCCTCGATCCGGTCAGCGGCTTCCGCCAGATCGTCGCGCAGGGTAATGGGAGTTCCCCACTGGTTCCCCTCCGCCCATTCTGCGTGCTCCCGCAGCGCATTTACGAGGTTTTGATCTCTCATGTCCTTCACATTCCTTTCGTTCATTCCTTAACCCTCCAATCATCGTTCCGCACCTGAAATGCGTCGCCAAGCTGGATGGTCTCGGGGAAATTGTGCTGCGTGGTCTGGATGGCGTATTTGTCGATCTCGGTCGCGTAGTATCTGAGCAACCACGGCTGTACGCCCAGTTTGTCCAGCGCGATATGGCCGCAGCTCATGCCGTCGTACATCGACAGCACTTCCACCGGCTCCTCCGTCAGCCCGGTAAAATGGCTCATAATGTGGGCGATCACGTCCACGGTCCAGCCGTTGCCCAGCATCTTGTAGGCTTGGCTGTCGCTCACTGGGAAAACATATTCCTCCGGCACGGTCTGGAGGCGCATACACTCGCGGACCGTCAGCTTGCGGATGATGTAAAAGCCGTCTCGCAGCTTGATCGGATACCATGTGTTTCCGATGGAGATTTTCCCGTCTCGCACCTCATAAATTTGCTTCGCCGTCGTCGGGTTCTTTTGGCAATGCCCCTCCTCGTCTGTCCGCGTCGGGACCATAGGCACATGGCCGCCGCCCATGCCCATGCTTGCCGTGATGGTCGGGCATTTCCCATCCTTAGCAAACACGCCCCAACGGGAGTGTTGGCCGTATAGACTGCCCAAATGCAAAATCCCATCTGCATCTGTGTCAACCGGCGTTGCATAAAGGCCCGTCTTGGCTCCCAGCCCTCCGCCATTTCCGCAGAGGGACACGGCCTTTCCGTCCGGGCTGTAAACACGGTATTGCTGGCTGTCAAAGAGCTGGTTCTTCGCGTCGTTCTCGATAGTGCCGATACGGACAGGTTCGGCTATACAGTCGTATTGCTGCTTCGTGTGGTTCGGATTGTTTATCCTCGGCACAAGGTTGTTTTCGAGATTTCCCATGTGCGCGTCAACGGTTCGCGCCTTTCCGCTTTTTGTTCCATTGACGATGATCGGCTCCGCTACCATCGTGCGGCGATGCTTTGAAAGCGTCTGTTTCGGATTGCTGCCCTTGTATTCCGTAGCCGTAATGCAGTAGCTCTTTTCTTGCCACGCTATACCCGTTTCCAGAATATCCCGCAGCAAAATACCCCTGTCCTCCGGTTGCTCGATCGGCACCTGGCTGTATGTGCCGTCCGGGTTCCGTCTGCCCACCCAATACAGGCGCTGGCGGTTTTGTGCGCTTACCAGCGCGGAGTTGATAAGCACGGGTTCCACGCCCAGCTCCGCCGTGATCTGCGTCCGGATAGCGGGCGACATGGATTTGTTGTTCTCGTAGAGAAAATAGTCCGGTTTGTATTTGTCGCGGGCAATGCGGTAGTTCAGGAACAGCTCCCAGCCGATGCCGCTGGCCTCGGTCTCGCGGTTCTTGGTCTGCGCGATACTCCAGTGCGTGCAGGGTGAACCGCCAATCAAAAGTTTCATGTTTTCCTCCTCACAGGTATTCTTTCATTTCAGCCTGTAGTTTTTGGACCCGGTAATATTCAGTACGCAGCCTTTCGACCGCTCCGCAATGCGCGAGCCTATCGCCTCGTCCCAGTCCAGCACGCGCGAGATCGTCCATTCGGAGCTGATGATTGTCACAAGGCTTGGCTTGATATATCGCGCATTGAGCAGATCAAACGCAATGTTGCGATCGGCCTCTGTCGCCGTCCCCTTGAGGAAATCGTCGATGTACAGCACCTTGACGCTTTTCAGCGGATCAATGGCATCTTGATATGCCTCGGCATCGTTGGCCTTTGCTTTGATGGCCGGAATATCCGCACGCCATTGCACATATCGAACCGGCAATCCGGCATCCATGAGCTTTCCGCACATCGCCGTGCAAAGATGCGTTTTCCCGCTGCCTGGGCTTCCTCCGGCGTAAAACCATCTTCCGCGCCAATCGGCAAGATAGCGTTCCGCTGCCTCTTTGGCCTGCTTCTGCCACGGCTCAGTCGCGCGGTAGTTCTCCATCGTGCATCTCTGCAAAAGCTCTTTAAGCCCGCTTCTTTCGATGCGTTGCAGATTCCTTTTGCGGATGGAGCATTCGCACTCCCGGTACTCCGCGTTTCCGTCTGCTGACCTCCGCACGGTGTATCCAACGCCGCCGCAGAGTGGGCATTCGTCAGAGATTGACGGCTCCGGGGACGTTCCATTTTTTCGTATCTCTTCCAGTATCGTGACCATGTCCATTCATCGCGCCCCCTTTCTTCTCCAGCTCGCGCTTTTCCCATAGCTGGAATTTCTGTTGCCAGTTGTAGACCGACTTTCCCTCGGTGTCCCTCCACCCGGCGACGGAATAAAACTCGTAGAATGGTCTGGGGTCAATCAGCCCTCCGCGCAGCTTGGCATATTCGGCAACCTCGTCAAACGTGGGAGCCTTTCGCGGTAAGGGGGGAGGGGGGGATATATAGTCTTTGTCTTTGTCTTTGTCTTTGTCTTTGTCATAGCTTGATTTGCTTGGCAAATTTGGCATTTGCTTGTTTTGCTTGGCAAATCCTGCATTTGCTTGTTTTGCTTCGGCTCCGATCTTCCCGGCCTTGCTTCGCGCTTCGGATAATTCCGCCATTGCAGCGTTGTCCCTGTCGATCTGCGCCCTCATCATGGGGAAAAGAAACCGTTCGTTCCCGCCAAGCTGCGGGGCTTCGCCCGTCCTTGCATACTCTAACAAGGAAGTGAAAAGCCGCCCCCTCTCAGCGTCACCGAGTGGCTCTATCGCATCTAAGTAATCGACAAATAACTTGATATAGGTCATATCTGCCATGCGCTCACTCCTTATAGGGGAGCAGGCAAATTGATACGCCGTGCTGGGTCATAATGTCGCAAAGGTCATCTGATTCTGATTGCGAGAGACCGTCGATGCGGATCATATTATGTGCCGGATCATCTACATCAAAGATATTCTCGCAATCGTAAATCAAAGCGTCATACTTCACACCGCACCTCCATCAAAACGGAAGCTCCCCGTCGTCCTCGACCTCGCTAAACTCGCCCGGGCTGCTTGATGCGGGACTATTTGCGGCGGGTCCATCCTGCGGCTTGCTGTCGGCAAAGTATACGCTATTGGCGATGATCTCGACCGAGCGGCGCTTATTGCCGTCCTTGTCGGTCCAGTCTCGCGCCTGCAAGCGACCGTCTACCACCACCTTGCGCCCCTTGGCACAGTATTGCGCGGCAAACTCCGCCGTGCGCTCCCACGCGACCACATCAAACCAGTCCGTTCCGGCATCCTTCCCGTCGCGGTCGACGGCGATGGGAAAGCTGGTGACCGCCTTGCCGCTCTGCGTGCGGCGCAGCTCAATGTCCTTTCCAATGCGTCCCATGACGCTGATCCTGTTCAAGCTCATTTCAATTCCTCCCTGTTTTTTCTGTAAATCATGTTCTCCCGTGTCCAACCGGGATATTTCGCTTTGAGGTAGCCGACGATGCAGGCGTATAGTGCCGTCCTCTGAGGACCCTCGTCAAAGGCTCGGTGGCAGGAGGGGCAGAGCGTCACGATGTTCTGCTCGATGCCTCTGCCGCCCTGTGAGCGCCGTATAACGTGCGCCACCGGCTCTCCGTTGTTCCGCCCGCAGAGGATGCAGCGCCCGCCGTCACGCTCGTATACGGCCTCCTTGACGCTTTTGGGGATGGACGTGGCCTTTGTCATTTTGTGCATCCCCATTCCTCCATCATCCCTGCCAGCTTCTCCGGAGACAGGGTCTCGATGTTTTGCTCCTGGCAGTCCTGCACCGCCATATCGATCAAATGTGACATTTGCCGGGTGTTGTATGTGCTGGAGCCGTAGTACAAAATCACGTTGGTGCAGCCGGGGATCCTGCTTGGCATGGTATCCGTCTGCCAGCCAAGCCCATTGTGTTCCCACCCGTTCCGCAACTTTTTCACGGCTGAATCGATCACGCAGACCATTTCATGATTGCCGCCGATCTCCCGAATGTATCTCCGGTAAATATCCGTCTTGGGAATCCGGGTCTTTTCGGCCAGCCGGTCAACCAGAACCCAGAAGTACGCATTGGCATCGAGGCTTCGCTTTTCGCGGTGCTTCTTCACAGTCACGTCAACGTCCGTCTCGTGCAGCTCGTCAAACAGCGGACCGATATTCTCCCGCGTGGCGATGGTGAGTAAATACCCACCATCCCGCGCAAGGGATAGATCATGCAGTCGGGCTTTCATTGGCTTTTACCTCGGCATCGGTTAATTTCATACACTCGGCGCAAAGGCGCATTTTAAAACGCTTTTCACTGTATTTCACCATATCCGTTACCTTCCAAATTTCTCCGTTTGTCTTTTTGACGGGGAGGATCGGCCGGTTGCATCGCATACAAGCCGCGATTGTTTCAATGTTCGGCTCCGTAGCGCGCGAATATTTTGTCGCGTCCTTTGCCCAATACACATCCGCACCAAAACCGAGCGCCTTGCAGGCAACGGAGATAGCATCGGTCAGCGCCATTTTGAAGCACTCGTCAGAGGTGTAAAGGCCATTTCGTTCGCTGGCAACAAACGCGCTGCCGCCTGTGCCGGGGATCGCATCTGACCACGCACCATCGACCTTAATGAAAAGGTCAATGTCCACAAATGCGGAAACCTCGTTGTTCGCGCCCTGCTCCAAGCGCTTATCCGTGATAACGTACTTCCAGCCAATCCCACAGGGGCCGAACTGCTCCGTCAGCGCCTTAATGCGCCACATGGGGTTAATGTCGGTCTTGCCTTTCAGCCTCCCCGCCTGGATTTCGCGCTGTGCAGACGGCGGGACTTGCCGCACGCTTTCATAAATTCCAAGGTTCTCCATTTTCTTCTTCCTCCAAAGTAAGCGGGCAGTTTCGCCCGGTGTATTTGTCCGGCCACGGAATGACTTCATCCGTCAGCCCACAGCGCTTGCTTGACCGTCTGTAAAACCGGCAGGCTTCGCAGGCGATGTACGCCGTGCCTTTGCGGTCGATCGGGAAATAGGTCGTTACCGACGCCGTGCCTTTCAGGTAGCCGGAAGTGCCGTCATCCAGATTCGGCATCGTCTTCCACCTCCGTAAACCATTCCTCACCGCAGAACGGACACTCGGCGACCGTCCGCGTTTCTATGCCGTTCTCACCGTCAAGGTTCTCGCGTACCTGATAAGTGTACGGCTCAAAGAAGATCGCGTGGCAGGCTTCACATTTGTAAACCATGTAAATTACGACCTCCCCGCTTTCCGTATCATCTCCGACAGGCCGTATGTCCGCCCGACAATGGACGATATTCGCGCCATCTCGATCTTGCGGAGCACCTCGGCTTCTGCCGGGTCGTTTGATAAGTAGTAGCCCTTGCCAAAGTTCATAATGCAGTATTCCTCGCCGTCCTCCTCGCATCGTGCCGCCTCGATCACCTTGCGCAAGTGCCGGTCTGTCCAGCCGGTCATTTCGCAGAGCTGCCAACGGCGCAGCGCGTTCTGGGCGCCGACGCGAAGATGGTTTCGCAGAGTGATAACATCGTCTGTCATGGCGACACCTCCTTGTAAACGTAAGCGGTTTGGACGCCAAACTCCCGCGCGGCCTGATGGTCGGCAAAGAACACGTCGATGCGGTTTTCCTTGATCGCGCCGCCGCAATCCTCGGCGGTATATGTATGGCTCGTGCCGTCGGAAAAGTAGATCGTGACAGAGGAGCCGTAAGGGATCACGCGAGGGTCAACGGCAATCGTTCGCCCCTCGGTGGCGGTCGTGCCGGTCGCCGTGATGCCGTCGGTCTTGCCGCAGCACTTCGCGCACGGGCAATAGGCGGTCAGCTTAAATTCGCCGAGCGGCTCGCCGATGGTAAGTTCCGCGCTCCCCTCTGCGGGCTTGTCCTCGCCGGGGAGCTTGTCTTCTATAACCGGCGGCTCGCCCTTGTACGGCTGCCCGGTGGTTTTAACCGTCAGCACCGCAAAGAGGATCAGCAACGCCGCGAGGAACAGACAGACGGCGGCGATGCGCGCCGAAGCGTCGGCCTTGCGCTGCTCGCGGGTGCGCTTGTCGCGCCTCATGCCCTGCCCTCCAGCTTGTCCAGCGCCCGCATAAACCAGTGCGTCACGGTGCCGATGCCGATAAAGATAAACAGCGTGCTCATGCCTTTTCTCCCTTCTTCTCGTTCGGCACAAGGCCGACAAACTCAAGGCCGCGACCGCGTGCGTAAATCTCGCCCATGATCGTCCCCAGCTTTACGGGGTCAGGGGGCGTGACCCAAATAATCTTGTACTCTGGCTTTTTTCTCATTGCCTTTTCCTTTCTCGCGTGCTACAATAAGCACGGACACAATATCTTGTGGTAAGATTTGTCCCACCCGCCCCGCTCGATGCTGCAACATTGGGCGGGGCATTTTTTATGCGCTCACTTGGTTTCCGCCACGCACAGCGCATCACATAGCTGCTTACAGGGACAAGCGGAACAATTGCATTCGCGCGGCGGTTTGTTCTCGCACAGCGCATCCGTGCGGTCGAGAAACTCCTTTTCGATTTCCCTAATACTCATGGTTATCCTCCTGCCAAATGTTAGTTCTTTTCGTCCGGCTTCAAAAGCTCGTCCACGGTCACGCCGTACATCTTCGCCAGCTTCTTGTGGTACTTCCGCAACGGTCGCCAGTCGCCAAGCTCCCAGTGCGTTACGCAGGATAGGTCAACATTCAGTTTCTTTGCCACCTGTGCGCGGGTCAGTCCGGAGCGTTCTCGTAGCTCTCTCAATGTCAATTTTTGCGTCCTCCCTTCATTGTGAGTTATCATTGACTGCGGCGGGGAGATTTGCTATACTGCCATTAGCCCTCTTTGGGCAACTTCAAAGGAGGTGGTTTTCGTGACCAACCTTTTGATTTTGCCTGTTCCCTTCCCGTCGGGTCGCAACAGCGGTGCCAAAGCGCGTTAAACTGGCTAAATGTAGCAACTGATACGGCGGAGCACTCAGTGAAGAGGTTAAAACTCACGGTGATATGCCAGTAATCATATCCCACCGTATCGGGTACTCCCGATGGCTTACCAGCGAGAAGGCCATGCGCAGAACCAAAACTGCGAAAGTGGTAAGGCTCCTGAAGAACCTGTAGCGCTATTGCAGGCGGCGAAAGCCTGCAAGGGGCATTGGGTAAACAAATTTGGACATTGGCCGGTGAGGACAGCCCCTCGCCGGTCTTATGTTTTCCCCGCCGCAGTCAATGCCCACCGAAACCTCATAAACATGAGAAATCACACTTGACACCGCCCCGAAAGCGTATTACAATGAAATCGCCAAAAGACATTGCAAAAGCCGCTTTTATGGGGGGCTGGTTTTTGTGTATCCTTTTTCGGTTGGCATGGTTATATGATACCTCACGAAATTTAACTTTGCAATAGGCAATCTTAAATTATTTTAACTTTGGCAAATGTAACAAACATGGAGCACCTTTTATGGACATTATGTTGGAGCGCATATTAAGCTTGATTCACAAAGATGATGATGGGAAATATGTTCATGGGGCAAAAGCTGAATTTGCAAAAAGCATTGGGTACAACGACGGTGCCATTGTTTCGATGTGGATAAAAGGAACAAGCACCTCTTACAAGAACAAACTCCATGAAATTGCCGAAAAATACAGCGTATCCGTTAAATACCTCCGTGGCGAAACGGATGACCCGGGCATAAAAGAAGCCCCCGATCCGAAGACCGAGGGCGTGGAAAAAGCCCCCGCCACAGAGGGCGAGGGCTATACGGAGTTGCAGAAGGCCTCTATTCAGTTTGTGTTGTCATTACCGCCGGAAAAGCTGGAGCGATTTATAAAAATGGGCCGCGCTGCTTTTGAGGAAGACCAATGAAAGAAATCATCATTTCACTCGGCTGTGCTGCTATTTCCGGCATTGTCGCATGGGTCGTTGCAAAGCAAGCGGCAAAGGCAGAAATAAAGAAGCTGCAAACAATATGGGCGCACGAAAAGGAAACGGCCTGCGATGCCGATTTTGACAAAATGGTATCTGCCGTTTCCCTTTACGCAAAATACCCGTCTCCGAATGATTTCCATGCCGCGACCGATGCCGTCGCCGTTTATCGGGCAAGGGCAACCGAGGAAATGGCGGTCGAGGTCGACAAACTCAGCGAATTGATAGAGCGGTTCAAACCAAATTGCGACGCGATCTTGAAGCAGTTAAATGCCGTGATCGAGTGCAAGCGGAAAGCCAACGGTTAAAATGCGGCCTTTCCGGCTTCGCCCTCTTTCCAAAACACTTCAAGTTCCCCGGTAAACAGGTTTCGCGCCATTCGGTAAAGCTCGGTCATTGCGGTCTCGCGATCCATGCCGTCACATTCCAGGCCGATTTCATACTCGGCGCCTTTTTCTTTACTGATCGCCCAAATTTTCATTTTAGAGCCTCCATGATTTTTTGAAGTTGTTCGTCGGATAACTTTTGGATTAAGTCAAAGGCTTCTGCCAGCATTTCTTGATACTCTATTGTATCACATTTTGCGTCGTTACACAACATCTTGCGTCCCTCCGTTTGGCTCTAAGGCTATTTTTTGCTCCTCCTCCGCGAGGATGCGCTCAATCAGCGCGAGCATTTCGTCTTTCTGCTTCGGCGTTAGGAGCAGATAAAGCGCCACCGCCGCTTGCACCTGTGCGTCCATGCTTCGACCTCCTTTTCGGTATTCATACGTATTCCCACAACAGGCGTTTGCTGCACGGCGCTGTGCAACAATTAAGAAATATTGTGGAGCGGCGCGCAGCCGCAGGATCACTTTTTATTTTACTATATGTCGATTCTTGCACTTTGTGCAGTCGAAAATATAAAACCAAAAGGTGGTGCACCAAATGGCGAAGAGCAAAATCCCCGGCCTGTCCTTTAGTTGGAAGCGTGCACTCGGAATCACGAAGACGAAAAGAAAAATTTCAAAAGCAACTGGGATCCCAACGACCAAAGCAGGGCGGCAAAGAAAACTTGGCAAGCTCCTTGGTATGAAGTAAGGTTAGCCCTCGCCGCCTCTGCAACAACGGCGAGGGCTTTTTGCAGTCAGCGGGGAGCGGCCGCCGCTGCTTGTCTTTACCGTAGCCCACTTTGGCTTGGTAATTCAATGCCGAAGCCTTGCAATAAAACAGCGCTCGACATGGTTCGACAAGCCCTCATCTTGCGACTTTGCGGCGCGAAAATCGGGAAAAATTAAGGTGGCGTAAATGAACATTCAAGAAGTGTGCAGAATCCGTAAAGAAAAACTAAAGCTAACATATCAGGACGTTTCCGACGTTTCCGGCGTGCCGCTGTCCACCGTGCAGAATTTCTTTTCCAAGTTTTCTAAAGCTCCGTCCATCTACACCGTTGCGCCGATCTGCAAAGCGCTTGGAATATCGCTTGATGAAGCGTTCGGAATTTCCGAACACTTGACGCCGACCGAGGAAACCTTGCAAGCGCGGAATGATGAGCTGGAACGCCATGTTGACGCGAAAGCGGACATGATCGAGATCATGCGGCGCGGCGTGCGTATCCGCAACGGCGTGATTGCTATAATGTTTGTCATTATCGTTCTGCTGTCTGCATGGTGCTTGTATATTGATTGGAGGGGGATTTGATGAGAGCGGCGCTATATATCCGAGTGTCCAGCGAGGAACAGGCGCGGCATGGTCTATCATTACAAGAGCAGCGGGACACGCTGACAAGGTATGCCAATGCAAATAAAATGACCGTGGTAGGCATATATGAGGACGCGGGCATATCCGCGCGAAAGCCGTATAAAAAGCGACCTGCGCTCCTGCGGCTGCTGGATAATTGCAAAGCAGGGAAGGTAGACACAATCTTGTTTATTAAACTCGATCGATGGTTTCGAAATGTCGCGGGATACTACGACGTGCAGACGCAGCTTGACCGATACGGCGTGACATGGCAGGCGACGGAAGAAGACTACGAGACGCGCACCGCGTCCGGGCGATTAAAGGTCAATATCATGCTTTCCGTCGCGCAGGACGAGGCCGACCGCACAAGCGAGCGGATCAAATTTATCAACGACGGAAAACGGGCAAAAGGCCAACCCGCAGGATCGAAAGCCCCTTTGGGGTATATCGTCAAGGACAGGCAATACCAGATTGATAACGGCACGGTAGATGCCGCACGAGATATGTTTGCGGCGTATATCAGACTGCAAAGCGTGCTGGGCGTAAAGAAGTATATGCTCGAGACGTGGGGGATTGACAGGGCGTATACCAAGTATGTAAACTATTTTCGGAACCGGCTTTATATCGGCGAGGTGTACGGCATCGAGAACGCTTGCCCCGCGCTGGTAAGCAAGCAGGATTTTGACATTGTAAATGATATTCTCCGCAAACGGTCGCAGCGCTGCGCAGGAGTTGAGACAGATCGCGTTTATTTGTTTTCCGGCTTGTTGCATTGCAAAGAATGCGGTAAAACGATGCAGTCGGAAACGGCAAAGCAGATTTATACCTACTACCGATGCCGGACGCGAATGCTTCACAACTCCGCGTGCCAGCACAAAAAGAGAATCCGCGAAGACGCGCTGGAAGATTATTTATTGCATGAACTTGAGGGGATTGCCGAGCGAAACAATCGCTATTATAAAAAGGCAGAAAAAAAGCCCACGCAAAGCGCGGACGCAATACGAAAGAAAATGAGCAAGCTGAAAACGCTTTATCTGAATGATTTGATCGAGTTGGACGAATACAAGCAGGAGTATGCGAGCTTGAAAAAAGCACTTGAAGCGGTAGAGGAAAAGCCGAAGACAAACCTTGATGCGCTCCGAAATGGGCTTGCTGAATATGGCACTTACTCGCGGGAAGAAAAAAAGGAATTCTGGACGCGCTTTATCCGGAGAATTGACGCAGATGACGACGGCGCGTTTTTTGTAACGCCCCGTTAGGCATATTTGACCTTTGTGTTCCAAAAGGTAAATTATGCCCAAAAGAATCCCCCGCCTTACGACGGGGGGGTTCTTATTTTTCGAGCTTCCGCATTACGCTGTTGTACACGCGCTCGTTGACGATTTTAAGGCTGTCCATCAGCTCGTCCATGACCTCCCACGCTCTTGCCGGAGCCATGTCGGAAACGGCCTGCAAAAAATCGCTGTCGCCGTAGCCGCCTACCGTTTCGGACGCATAGGTCTTGACCGGCGCGGGAGATGCCGAATACAGCATCGGCCTTTCCGGTTCTTTGGGCGCGTTTTGATTTTGGATGATGTAAAGCGCCGCCAGCTTCTGGTAATTGGGCCAGCTCGATTCCTCCGTCTCAAGCCGCGATATCCACAGCTTGACCTCGTTTTCGTCTACCACGGGGTTGCACCCCCTTTATTCCTCCATCAGGCTCGCGGCACGACGCAGCGCTTCCTTTACGCGGTCGTCGTCCGTCTCGCGCATCATGTCGTTAATCTGCTCGCGCAGGTGCTCCATGCTGTCGGCGCGGCTATAGTGCCCACGGACGTAATGCGTGCCGCGGCGAGCATAGGAGCTGCCCCTCCCGTAAGTGCCGCGCATATCGGCCCGCCAGTCGCCGCCACGAGAATAATCGCCGTCGCGCAAATAATCTCCGTCGCGAGAGTAACCGTCGTCTTCCATCATCTCAATCTTGTCGATGTTCTTGATGGTGTCGGTCAGCTTGTGCGCGATCTCAAGGTCGCCCGCGCCCAGGTCGCCCTTGCGCGCCAGCTCGTCGAGTTCGTCGCACAGCATATTGCGAAGCTCATACATTGCTTTCTTGCTCATGTCCATTCTCCTTTCACGCGATTCTCTCAACCGTCAGGTTCGAGTTGGCGAAGTTGACGGCCTGAGTGCTGGTGTTTTCCATTGCGACCGTCAGGCAGCAGCCTTTCGGGACGCAGACCTGTGCGGAAACATAAATGTTAAAGTAGTTTTCTACCGCCGCAGGCGTGACGGTAGCTGTTGCGCTGGTCAGCGGCTCTCCGTTGATGGCAAGCGCCGCCGTGATGGCCTCAACCGTGCCTCCGGTGGGAATAGCGATGTTGCCGCCAAAGGAGACCCTAAACAGGGCGCGGTTTTGATTGGTGAGGCCGCGCAGCGTGACAATGCCTGCGCCCTGACGGTGCACGATACAGGGCTTGCTATTGACCGCCGTTTCCGTCAGCGGGACGTTTTGCCCAGCAGCAACAGAAACAATAGCGGAATTACTATATTCAGCCATTTTTCTTCTCCTCCTTTTTCCAAGTAGTTGCCGCAAAAGGGGGAATGAAGCCGGATGCAAGTACATCTGTATAGCTTGGCTTGAAAAGAGCGTCCGCCTTATGCAGCAGATCGGCATAGTTTGCGAGTTCGACCATGCTCATTTCGAACTTATCCATAGCAGCAAGATGGTCTACAAATTCTTGTTTCAGCTCGTCAATCGTTTTCATAAGTTCAGTCCTTTCATATGCCTCGAAATCGAGGCAATTAAAATACAGCGGCGAGGCAATAGCCCCGCCGCGTTGTCGTAGTATCGGCACGGGGCCGATCATTTTGTTGACGTCAACAAAATCGTCAACAAAAAGCTATGCTATGCAGTTGTCAGCAGCCGCAGCCCTGATTGCAGCCGCAGCCGCCGTAACCGCTGCCCGCCCACGGGTTACAGGTAATGTAGGCAGGCGAAGGGCACGGACGCAGCTGCGAGATCAGATAGTTGTTCTGCGCGGCCTGGGACGCGGCCAGCTTAAGATTTTGGTTTTCGGTCTGGAGGTCGGACAGCTTGCTCTGCGTCAGGAAGTCGAGGATGGCGCGGCTGTTTTGGTTGTTCGCGTCAATGATGTCGCGCGTGGCGTTCTGCACGGTGTTGCGCGTGTCGCACGCCTGCGTCGCCATGTCATAGCGCACCTGCGCGATAGCCGCGCGGTTTTCGCAGCCATTATGTTATCGTAAAAGCTCTTTATCCTTTACTTCTCACGGTTTCCTCGTGAGTTCAGACTATATCTTCACCCTCCGTTACGGTAGGGGTCGGGCACTCGTGTCAGGATTATTGGTTTCCGTCCTCACCTGTTAGTCGTTGAACCTTCCGGGATACTTTTATCGGAATTCTCCCGGCTTGGCTGCTGATTGTCATATTTGCAAATGTACTTTGTGTTTTTTCTTGTCCCGTTCAAATATGGTGTAAGATACCCAGGCTTAAAACCAAGTGCTTTTTCTGCCGCTGCTTTTGATTCGTACCAAATTCCATTTACGATGATCGGCTTTTTGTTTTTCCATCCAGAGTTATGCTTTTCAAATGTCAGCTCTCTTGTCTCATCTTCGTACCGGCATTGAATGCCATCTGGGGCAAATCCCTTTTGCGCCCAATGAAACACAGATGAATTTGAAACATTAAGCATTCGTGCTACATCTATTGCACTCTCGTATCGTTTTCCATCATAAATGATTGCACGGCATCCGCCTCTGTTATATCTACCCATAGACGGTTGAATTTGTGGTTCGTCTTTGTATCGGCAAAGTTCTCCGTGGGAGTTTATCCCCTTTTGACACCAGCGTTTGATGGTATCGTGCGGAACATCGTATCGCTCCATAGCAGATTTTACAGAAGCGTACTCTTCACCGCCGATAACAACTTGGCGAGACTTAGCCCTTGCCACAGCTTTAGAAACCTTTTTGTCCTTCATCGGATTTTGCGTTTCCATTCTTTGGCGTTGTGCTTCAGACTTCATGACATTTTTGGTGGAATACTCATTCCGTCTTTCTTTGTTCCACCATGAAGTCGTGCCGCCTGCTCCGCCTTCGTAAATATTGCAAACGCACTGACCGATTGCTTTTAATTCTGCAATTCGTTCATGTTCGTAAGAAAAAGCATCTTTCTCTTTCTCAAATTCTTTTATAATTCTGCTGTCACACTCTTGCCTTTTTATAAAATCATTGAAAAATTTATTATGCTTTCTTACCTTAAACCTTCTGCCAGTTCCTTTCCCAACATAAAAGATTTCATCGGTTTCAATAACAAACCACTCATAAACATAGTACATATAATTTACCTCCGCAATTTCTATAATGATTATACATTATATTTGTGCGAAAGTAAACTGCAAACTTAGATTTTCCAGCAATTCACCCGATTGCCAGCGCGGATTACGCCGCGCAAGTGCCTACTGCTTTATAACTATCAAAGGACAGCAAGGACTTTAAGCCGTCTTTGACCTTTGTAAAGAGTTTCTTTAAGCACTCCTGGTTCTGCATCTGCATGGCGTTGAGCTGCTGCATGAGCGCGGCCTGCTGGTTTGCGCGGGACAGCTCGGCATTGCCGAAGCCGGTGTTGATGGCCTGTGTGGTCGTAGCAAAGCCGCCAGTAATGGCATTGTTCAACGCAAAGGTGGAATCGCAAATGCCATTTGCAATACTGTCGAGCTTGCGCTCAACGCTCGCAAAGTCAGATGTCAGAACGTAGCCGTCCATCACACCGCCGCCGTTACCGTTGCCAAATCCGTTGCGGCCCCAGCCGAAGAGGAAAAGAACGATAATCCAGATCCAGCTGTCGCCCCACATACCCATACCGCCGCCGTAATTGTTCGCGGGCGCGACCGGCATAGTCATCATGGGAGCACCGTCGGAAAGAGACATATTATCTCTCCTTTCAATAAGTTTTTATTTACAACTTTCTGGCCAGAAAATGTTGTATCAATGTTGAAAATATGGTATAATTGATATGCACGGATAGGGTAGCTCCCGACAAGCC